GCTTCCTTATCAGCCATCGTATACTCAACACCAAATGAAGCCAAAACAGCTTGCATGGTGGTGTGGTCGAACCAAGGAGTATTCTTACTCACACCCATAATGTTATCATCACCATAAGTGAAAAGATGCACATTTGACCGAAAAGAACGAACCTCCTTAAAAGGATTCAACATGCGATAACAATAACGCACGTACAACGAATTCACCAACGAATTGATGATAACCGTCAATGGATGACCAGATGGATTAGTTCCAAAGAACTCAATCAAATCACCATTAATGTTAGACAATGGGAAAGCAGTATCTTCAGCAATACATGACATAGTCAGCAGCTCTTCCTCTGAAAAGCCCGCTGCACGATGCAACTTGATAATAACTTCAAAGGCTGCCAAAATGAAATCTGCAATCATTCGTTTATCGAATTTGCCATAATCACCCGCAACCATTTGATCTTCACCAAATGCTGTAAGATATTGTCTAATCACTCCCCATTCAGAGGATTGACAGACAGTACCCGGACCTGCCTCAAAAACAAACTTATTCTCTTGAACTAACTTGACAAAACTCAAGAAATTCTTTCGAACAACAATGCTCCAATCGGCTGGTCCACCGTCAAAAAGACGGGTTTTTCCTGCGTCACATTTACGCAGGATAGTTGCTTCATCCTTGAGATGACCCGTAAAAACTGGAAAAGATCGTAATCCACGCTTATAGCGCGATTCGATCTCAGCAACTCTCTCCCAAACCTCTGGTTCAAAATTGACACCATCAGGATTATTTTCACGGGGTTCAGAAAACATAAAATTTTTCTTTGTGCAGCACCATGGAGCTCCCATGGATGTGCTAGTAGCCATCCTATCAATGAATTTGACCGATGGCAAACCATTAACTGCTGCATAATCTGAAAGAATAACGAGACGTTTTTCCCACTCATCGGGCAATTCGCTCACAATGTCTTTAAAATACGAATCAACGCATTCTTTCAAGACACTCTTATCATAATTCACCTGTGGACGAATCATCTCAACTATGTTTTTCTTCCAGGGAACCCAACCTGTCATCATGGGTTTACCATGTTGAACCGGAACATCAAAATGCTCCAAGAAAACATTCTGCAAAGGTGTTGCACAAACATTACTTTTGGGTCGAGCTCGAAAGCCCGCAAAAGAACCATATATATTCGCAGTTCCCTTCTCCAAATAACGGAGAACACTGCGATGATGTGGTTCAACAACAATATGTGTCTTGGACTGACAACTCAAAAGAGGTGCAGTTCCACTACACACGACAGGTCTGCTCGAAAATAAAGAACTTGAAATAAGCTCATTCAAGCAGGATTCATCAATGCGTGTGACACCAATGGTGTTTTCATTTCCCAATACATGCAACCCAATAATAACTGGGCCACGCGGAGTGGTTGCAATAGTCAAACTACCACAATCGCCATCCTCTGGTACTTCTGTAGTTGAACACAAATAAGTGTCCAATTCAGTATTCAATTCCTCAACGGGAATTGTCATCTCACGCACATTGTACAATTGGCGAATTTTAACTTCACCAGTCGCATTGCGCACAAATTGAATTGCACGCGTAACAGGAATTGTCTGTTTATTCCAATAACAAGTAATATCC